CCCATACTTGCGAATACAGGGGCTTCGCGCGTTGCATATGTAGATGCGCTAGGGCGCGTTTTTAAATTTAAGACTAAAAACTCTTGGCCCATTTCCTCGATTTTCAGCGAAAACGCCAAAAACAGGAAATAGCGGTAGTCATTCGACTACTGTAGATTATCTGAAATTCTGTAAAGACATCGTCATTACAAGAGGTTATTTAGCCCGATCCTCCAGCACGGCAACGCGGGCGTCGATTTCTCCGACCTTTTCGATGAGCTTGTCCAGCCGGCCACCAAGATAGATGAACAAAGCGCCATTCATGAGAATTCCGACCAACGGAATAGCGACCAGCGTGTAGAACTGTGTTTCCGTCATTGGTCCGACTCCTTTTAAAACGGAAAACCCCTGTCGACCGAGGGTACGTGGCCGGCAGGGGTTTTACAAGGCTAAAAAAGTGATGCTGAGGTTATTCTACCTCTTTTTGTGTGATTCGCCAGGGGTTGTTGCGGCGACCGAGACGGAAGCAGCCGTATTGAGCAGCTCGACCACTTCGAAAGCTTGTTCAACGGTAGCGTGGGGAGAGCCCCAGACGGTGTACTCCGGCGTGAATTTGCCGTGTTTGGTTTCGGACAATCGGCCGACCAAGATGCGTTCCTTTTTACGAAAAGTGGCGCGCAAGATGGCGAAGGGTGGAAAGGTAATGGGTGTTGTCATAGGTATTGAAAAGTTTCCGTAGTGCTCCGAATGCAACGGAAACAAAGTCTCCTTGTATTGATTATGGGCCAATTTGCGGTGTTTGAGTTCATTCAATCAGGGTGAAACATTTACTCTAATGACTATGGTAGTCATACACTGAACGTTCTAGTACGGCTGGGGAAGGGTTTGACGTCGACGGCAGTTTTGCGGATGCGTCGGTGGGTGAATTTGACGGAGCCATCGAGGCCGAATTTAGGGACGGGGTTAGCGGTTTCGGCTTCATCGCCTTTGGCGATGGCGCGGATCTCTTGAGGAGTCAACAGAGCGCCTTTGTGGGCCTTCTTGAGGCACTGGTTGCGCTTGTCGAACAAAGCGTACAGTTTCTTGCCAGCGATAGCGACAGAGGCACCTGAGGCTTCCACCTTCCAGGCGCCGAGCTCGGTTTGGGAGATAGGGACGCGGACGCCCCCGCGACAGATGATGGAGTCGGTATCGCAATAGAGGGGTTCAGCGGTTCGATAGAGTCCTCTAAGGAGATGAGCTCTAGCGGCGCCGGTGATGGAGGCGCCGGTAGCGATGTTGTAGTAGCGGCCGAAGGAGACGGGTTTGTCCCAGATGGTCCATTCGAGGGTTTCGTAGGTGGGGCACCAGAGCTTTGGGCAGTCTTGAGGAGGCGGGCAATTTTTGGTGCACCAATGGAAGCGAGGGGGTAGTTGGTCGCGCCGGGTAATGAAGTACTCTTTGAAGTTTTTGGGGTTCTGGGCGAATTTGCCATAGGCGGAGTTCAAGATGAACTTACAGAAGAGTTCCATGACGCGGTCCTGGTCGCGTTTAGCGATCTGGCGTCTGTCGTAGAAGTGCTCGACGAAGCGATCGAAGGAGCCGCGATCGCGCCATTGGATGGTTCTAATGACGCGGGTGGGCTTGAAAGAGCGGGTTTCGAGGGCAGCCCAGTACTCGTGACCGGTGACTGAAAAGATGCCTTCTTCGACGGTAAAGTCCAAGGAATTGTCTTCGAGGCGTTTGGGGAAGGCGCCGTAGTTTTTGCCTTCTACTTCAATAAAATCCATGGTTTGGTTTTCGCGGTGTGATTCCGAATGGCCTGTGCCGATGGGATGCTTGGACGCACCCATGACGTAGGGGTACATGGAGTTCACATCCAGGATGCGGATATCGCCCTTGATGACGCCAGAGGCAAAGCACTGGGTTCTGCCGCCGAAAAAGAACTTAGGGCGGAAGGCATCGTCGTAGTTCTTGTTGGTGATGGTGATGGGATGGAAGCGCGAGAGCTCGGACATAGCGGTGGCGCCGATAGTGAGCTTGTCGCCGAACTCCTGGTGAAATCGGGTGACAAGGGCGTATAGGGCGGTCAAGTCCTTGGTGAGATAGCGGAGGATCTCGTCCTTGTGTTTCTCGCGGCGTTCAGGCAAGAACTTGTCGTAGTCGATCTCGTCCTTGTCGTAGGCTTTGAGAGCGAAGGGCAGGATGGCGTAGGAGTCGCGAAAGAGGTGGTGTTCAAAGCGGGCTTCGACGATGCGGCAGTTAATGATTTTCATGAACTTGTTCATGAGCAGGTATTTGAGGAAATAGTGAAAATCAAAAAATCCGCCATTGTGAGCATAGATGAGCAGAGGGGTAGGGATGGCTTTGAGGGATTCGACCATTTGGGAGATGCAGTCCGGACCCCAATGCATGATCGTTTGGGAGCCGTCATGGAAGCCGGCGGCGAAAGCTTTGGGGACCTCTTTGTGGAGCCCAAAGGGATCGGTTTCGAGGTCGAGTACGGCGGTGGTTCGTTTGGTGTGTTTCATTTTCGTTTTCTCCTTTTCAATGCTTTGCGTTTTTTCTTAAGCCGTTTAGGCGGTTTGGGCCAATCGGAGGCGCGATCGATGGCGACGATGTGAATTGTCTTGAACAGATCTAATTGTTGTTGGCGTGAGAGACGGGCCCAGTCGATGCGGTTGCCTCCGAAGCCGGCGCCGGAAGTAGAGCCATGAAGCAAGGCGGTGGCGAGCTCGCCGAGTGAGCGGAAGTGTTTAAAGGAATAATGGCCGGTGATCTCGTAGCCCCAATAGCGGTTGTCACCTTTCAGCTTGTCTAGTTCAGGGGCACGTTTACGGATGTCGCCTAGCCAGCGTTTGAGTCCGCCTCCACCATCGCGGTAGCCAACCGGCAGAGTGACGCGGTGGATACCTCGGAGGCGTTCGACAACCTCGATTTTGCCTCCGTGGACGATGGCCTTTTCGGTGGCGGAGACGGGGACCTGGACGAAGCCGTCGGCGACGTCGTATTCCTTGCGGAGCTTAGTTTGTTCGGACTTTGGAAATTTGCTGATAGGGATGGCGGTAGCCTTGCCCGAAATGACGTCGTCGTACTTGTCGACCCAGGTGGAGAGCTTTTTGCCCTGCCTGACGGATGACGGGAAGGCGCTACGGGCATCGACGCGGTGGACGACGCCGGCTTGTTTGAGAATTGCAAGTTTGTGACGGAATGTGCGGAGTTCAGCGCCGGTGGGACGGCGTGAGGGTTGTTTCACTAGTAGCCTTGTGCAAGGAATCGTATACTATTCATAGCTTTGGAGTCAATCCCGTTTCTAACGGTTCTGGAGGCGGTGCCGCCACCGGCTACGGAAAGGTTGGAAACCTACTTTGGAGATGTGAATGGCAACGATCGCGACGGTACCACTGGCAACGGTTGCGGTAGATAAGTTTCCGGTTCAATCGGTGGCGAACGGAATTGTACCGGACGAAGCGTTGGCGGTATCGTTTCTGCTGGGCTTTTCAGCGTCGGTGCAGGCGTTGGTGATTGATCTGACGGAAGGGGCGCGGAAATACAGCGATCTCCCCATTCAGGGCGCCTTCATCGACATGTCGCTCTCTACGATCGACCTATCGTTGCAGGTACCGGCGACGGGGCAATCGATCATTGCCAAAGCCGGATCGCAAGGCTACTACCCGATCATTGCGACGATGCCGGTACGCCTCGTTGCGATTCTGGCGAGTGCTCCGATCGGTGCTTTGAACATTCCTCTGATTCTGTACAACACCATCATTGAGCCGGAAGTGTGGGGCATTACGACGGGAGCGACCGGTGCCACGGGACCGCAGGGACCGCAGGGACCGGTCGGTTTGACGGGGCCGGCGGGGCCTCCGGGGCCGCAGGGGCCATCGATTGTGCCGGCGACGGCTACGGTATTGGGCGGGGTCAAGATTGGCGCCAACGTCTCAGTATTGCCGGATGGGACGATTTCAACACCCATCCAGAATGTGTTTGGACGGACGGGGGCGGTATCGCCGGTGACGGGGGATTATACGGCGGCGATGGTGACCAATGCGGTATCGGCGATCGGGAGCTATACAAATCCCGCCTGGATTACATCCCTGGCATGGGCAAAGATTACCGGCACACCTACTGTTTCGTCGTATCAGACACCTTGGTTGAGTAATATCAACGGGGCGACGTTTCTACTACAGAACGTTGGCCGGTTAGCGATTGGAACTGCGTCGGCTTTGTATGCGCTGGACGTGCGGACCCCCGGAGTGTTTGCCAGCCAGGTGCATATTTCCAGTACGAACACGGATACGGGGCTTTATATCGAAAGTTCCGGCGACAACAACGGCAATTTGTCGGTTGGCGGTTCGTATGACGGCACTAACTGGGTTGCTAAAGCGGTTACGGCTACTAACATCAATCAGAACAACGGTAATTACTCTTTTAATTCCGACAGTGGATTGACCGTCGGCGGTGCCTATACACCTACTCCGCGCCTGTACATTACATCGATTGGCAGCGTGGGCATCAACACGGTAACTCCGGCGGAAGTATTGGACGTGAATGGCGCGATATGCGCGAGGGAGGCATCCAGTCCCACGCCCAACGCGGTTATTTTGGATTTTAGCGGTGGCGCGGGAAGAGTCATCGCGCAGGGATCGGCTCCGGGCTCGGTTGCGGGGTTGAATTTTATAGTGGCCAGTTCCGATTCCTCCGTCTCATACGTGGGTTTGCAGATAACTAATCTGGGATGGCTAATCAACTCTGCCATGCCGGCGTCGAATCCGGGGGCGGGCAGCAAAGTGTTGTATTACGATCCCGCCGATGGGAACCGGGTGAAGTTTGCCGTATGAGCGCAATCACCGTACCTCTGGGGATTGCCGATGTAGTCAAGGCGCGGGTGGAGAGCGTAGCCAACGGCATTGGCCCACCCGATGGAGACGCGCTGGCGATTCCGCTGGAGCTTATGTTCAGTCCTACCGCGCAGGGCCTCATGATCGATCTGACGGAAGCGGCGCGGAAATATTCAACGGTAGCGGTGCAGGGCGCGTACATCGATCTCGCGCAATCGGGGTTTGCCATGACATTGACCGTGCCGGCGACGGGTCAGGCGGTTACGGCCAAAGCGTACTCGCAAGGTTACTATGCGTTGCTGGTGCCGATGCCCGTGAAATTGATAGCGGTATTGAGCGGCAGCCCCGCCGGCAATGTTCCGGTGATGGTGATTCTGTACAACACGGTCATCGGTTCCGAGACGTGGTCCACGGTCTAAGCAAATGCCGTCCAATCTCCTTCAATCCACGCCTTCGTCGTTGGGGTTCAAAGCCCGATCGGGCGGAATCGGGATGGAAGACGCGGTCTATGTTTCGACCAACGAATCGCTCGAAGTGATGGTGATTTCGTCCATCGGGATGAACTCTGCGATGACCACGGCGACGCCGCCGGTCCAGGGGACGCAGGTGGTTGTCGATATGCGGATGTTGACGCAGAACGCGGGGTTGACCTATCTGACATTCACCGTCAATCCCACCAACGACTACACCTGCAATGAGTTTTTCATCAAACTGCCGGAAGGCTTCATTTTAAGCGCTGCGGTCTACACGGCGGGGCTGGTTCAACAGAATTCGACCGGCGCCGATTCCGAAACGGTATTACCGATTATCGGAGAAACCTGGGTTTCTCTTTCTGTAGTGATCAGCCAAAACCCCGATCAGTATACCGGGACATTTTTGTGTCAGGGTTACTGCACTAATTATCAGAGAGTCACTTATCCGATACCGCAACCGGTCAGTTATGCCGATGGACGGCCTTTCACGCGAACGCTTGCGGGGGCCGCCGGACAGGGAATCATCTATAACGTTCCAATAAATGCAATCAATGAAATCACCGGTTGCTCGTTCGTTTTCCAGACCAACGCGACCGTGGGCAATCGGGAAGTGTATTTGCAGTATGTCAAAAACAACGGAGCCGCCAATCCTCCCGTTTTGCAGACACCCCTGGGGGACACGCAAGTCGCAAACCAATTGATGGGTTACGCCTACGGAATTGGATTTTCGCCGAAAGAAGCACTCGGTACATATCAGTTCATACCACTGCTCAATCGTTTACGGTTGACCTATGGAGATTCGGTCCAGGTAAACGCGCAGGGCATGGCGGCCGGCGATCAGATCAGCAACTTTGCCTTGTGGGGGAACGAATGGCTGATGCCGTAAAGGAGGAAACCTTGGCCAAGGGGAAGAAGTTCGAGTTTCATGGGGCCTATTCAGATAAGCCTTCTGCGGTCGAGAAGGAGCGCGAAGTGAGCGGATTCATTCGGGAGAGAAAGATCGACGGCAAGGTGCGGTACTTCGTGCTAACGGTGCGCAAATGATGAACAAAGGCTTTCAGATGATGCTCCAGGCGCTCGGCATCAATATTGATCCCGTGGAAATTGAAAATGCCTTTCAGCGCCTGCGAACGGATCTGCCGGCCTGGGCGGAAATACTGCGGCTCAAATTCGAAAGCATCGATGTGCGGTTGAGCCTGATTGAATCTTCGCTCGTGCGCATGGAGGCGATGTTGATCGAATTCGAGCCAATTCAAGCTCAACGGGCGCTACTGGCGCCGAAGAAGGTGGTCAATGGTAAATCAGAACGGATCTTCGATAAATCCGCCTCCGGCGGAACCGATCGAGCAGGCTAGCTCGAAGGAAGATTGGATCTATGCATCATCCTCGGCCGTGTTGTCCCTCCTGATGTTGGCTGCCCTAGTCGAACCGGACGAGGTCAACCGGTTCAACGCCGGCGATATGGACGCGGGCCAGCTTACCCAACTCATGCTGCGGAGAATTCCCGGTGGCGGAGAATTCGGAGGGTCGCGGATCGTGCGTGCTCTGGGATTGCGGATGGACCCGGCGGCGATCGAGCACTGGTTTGAGGATATGAACGATGAAGGCTACAACCTGTACAACCTGTTCCATGGGTTGGATGAACGGATCACGGCGCTAGAGCAGGCGGCTCCGCCGGCAGATAGCGCGCCGGCGCCGCAGAATCTCTAATGCCCGATCAAGAGCCTATTGTGATCAGCGTGCCGCCCCCGGAGGCAAACGCTCCGATTGTGGAACCGGAGGCGCCGGTCGGGCAACCGCCTATGCCCGCTTCAGACGGGGTCGAAGAAGAGGAAATCGACCTTGTCGCCGAAATGATCGCGCAGGAATCGATCGTCAGCGAAGAGCGCATGGATGAACTGATGGAAGGAATGGAAGCATGCCGGAGCCGCTTGGAAGAATTATCGACTTTGAAGACAAGTCTGGAGGCGATAGCGGCCGAAAACCCGATGTTGACCCAGATTCAACGCCAACTGGCGGAAGTTCAGACCCAATTGGCAGAACTGAAAGCATCCATGGGTTCCCCTCCGTTGATCCGGACACCGCCAGACGAGAACGAAACAACGAGGCCCAACGAAAGTACCGAGCCAGAAAATCCGCCAACGCCGCCGGCCCCGCCCAAGCGGCGCCGGTTCGCCAGGCTATAGACAAGATTTCTTTAACCGAATTGTTATATTCCCTCCACCAGATGGGCGCGGCCATCCTGGCGACACCGGAAATCGAGCTCGATAAGGATGAATCGCGCAAGCTGGCGGAGGCGATCAAGGACGTCGCGGGGCATTACGCCCTGGCATTCGACCCTAAAAAGGTTGCTGTGGCCAATCTGCTGTCCGTGGCGGGTTTTGTGTACGGTCCCCGGATCATTGCGTGGCGGGCACGGCGGAAGGCGTCTGAGGGCTTGGAACGGCCGGCAAAGGCCCAAACCGCGGAGTCGCCGGCTGCGGCTCAAAGCGCGGTTCCACCATCGCCTCCGCCGGCGTCCAACGGCGCCGTGAAAACACCTACCATCCGGCCGCCGGCCAAACAAATGGCCCCATCCCAACTTTGGCCGGAGCCGGCCGAGGAATTCCCCGGCCTCGGGTGACTTCCATATGATCATCGGCCTACGTTTGATTCTCATGATTTTAGGGTTTGTGTGCCTGTTTCTGGCAGCGGTCCAAATTAGTTCTCCCCGCATAAATCTCACGGCCCTCGGTCTATCGCTCTGGTTGCTTGCCGAACTGTTAGCGACGCCCAGATGAGGCTGCCGGAGGACACCCACCGCCATGTGATCGTCGGGGCCACCGGCAGCGGGAAGACCCAAGCCGCTCTTTGGCATCTGTCCCACCGTTCGTATCACGAAATGCCGTGGGTGATCTACAACTACAAGCGCGACGAGCTCATCGACGGAATCCCGCACACGCACCCTCTGGGTCTGGACGAAGTGCCGGCCGAACCCGGCGTCTACGTCTCGCATCCTCTGCCCGATGAATCGGTCGAGGAGCATATGTGGGGTGTCTGGAATAAGGGGAATACCGGTGTCTATGTCGATGAAGGCTACATGCTCGGCAACAACAATCCCGCATTTCGCGCTCTGCTCACGCAGGGCCGATCGCGGAAAGTTCCATTAATTGTGCTGTCGCAGAGGCCGGTTTGGATGGACCGGTTTACTTTCTCGGAAGGCGATTTTTATCAGGTGTTCCGCTTGCAACATGCCAAGGACCGGCGCAACGTGGAACAATTCGTGCCCGCTAACTTAGAGAAACGATTGCCCAAATACCACAGCTATTACTACGATGTAGGCGAGGACCAGGTGAGCGTGCTCAAACCCGTTCCCGATATCCATGTCATTTACGAAACTTTTCGTAGACGGCTGGAACGGCAGCGGCGGGCCATCTGAAATGGAGGATATGAGGTCGATACCCGGTATCCGTAAATACCGAGCTCGGTCTCTGGATTGAATTCCGGCGTTCCCCGAGGGCTGACGCGCGATCTACCGGCACTTTCACATCCCTTTCCCGAAACACCACATTATGATACTGTTGTCAACAAGCGGCGCCAGATAGTCCAGACGCCGCGTCCATACCCGCTTTAGACGGGTCAGGGTTTTATCGCTCGTAACCGATTCCGCTAAACCGATTTCCATTGAAAGGAAGTGCGCCTGAACGGCACTTCTCAGGAGGTCCTATGGCGGAGCCAACTATCATTACGTGGTCGCCGGCCAACTGGTTGACCGTGGTCATCATGGTGGCGATTGCTTTCTTCATCGCCGGCGCCATCGCCAAAACCATCAAACAGAAACAGACCACAACAGCATAATCAGGTATGGAAATCGTCAATTGGAAAATTGTCGCCCATCCCATGAATTGGGTCACGTTATTTCTGATGGTGTTTATCTTTGGCATCGTGGCGCACCTGCTGCTAGCCAATCTGCCCACCGTCGCTATCAATAACTCCAAACAAACCGCGTGAGAAAGATCCCGTATATCACGCGAGAGGTTTAACCCATGGCAACCAACGCTCAATCCCTCGCCGCTCAACAGGCATGGCTCAACGGAACCGCTAGAGCCGCCATCAAGGCAAAGGCAATTAAACGCACGTATCAGATCTTCTCCGGTAACTTTGTCCCGGCCAATACGCCGCAAATAACGGTCAATCCGCAGAATGTCGGACTGCTGAAAGGCTTCTACGTGCAGGTGGTTTTATCAGTCACGAACAATTCAGCGGTGACCGTCAACCTCACGGATCTGGGGCCGGCCAACGCCCTGGCGCAGGTGCAGTTTCAGGATCTCCAGAACAATTCCAGGATTCAGGCGCCAGGGTGGGCGATCGCTTTTAACAACACCGTCAGAACCCCGCCAATGCCCTTCGGCTCGGCCGTTCTGCATACCACGGGCATCGATACACCCATCAACTTCGGCAATAATTTCACCGGCCAGATCGCGGCGCCTTCGACCATCGCGGCGGCCGGCACGGGTACGGTGACGATGTGGTACTGGGTCCCAATCGCATATTCGGATGTGGATCTCCGGGGAGCAATATGGGCAAATGTCGTCAATGCCACAATGCAACTTAACCTCGCGTTTCCGGGCAATGGCGGGACCTCTCAATATGGCGTGAGTCTGTGCGTCGCGAACGGCTCGGATTCAACCCAGTCTATCTTCGTCGGTGCAGCCGCCGGCGCGGTTACCAGCGTCACGATGACCAATGCTTCCGTGACGGTCTACCAAGTTTTTATGGATCAGATTCCCGTGCTCCCCACTGCGATGAATGGGTTCCCGGCGGGTACCCTGTTACTTCCTGTAACAGATTTGGCGACGATTTACGAAATCAAGCAAACCGTCCAGACGGCGGTACAAGCCAACCAAGATTTTAATTATCAATACAGCAACTTTAGAGACTTCCTGTCGACCACCATGATCTACGTCAATAACGGCACGACAGGAACTCGCGGCAACGGGACCGACATTAACTATCTGCAATTGCTGTCAGCCAATTTCACGGCTATCTGGAAGAAGTCGCCGGCCCTCGTGGCGCTCGAAACCCGCGACAAATTGAATATCGATATGCCACCGGGCGTGTACTACTTCAACTACCGGCAAAGGCCCATTTCAACCACCCAATACGGAAATATGCAGTTGACTTTGAATGCCAACGTGGCGGCCGCCGGTGCCTACGCGTTGTATGCGGTCGAGGATTTCGCCTTGATCCAAACCCTGTCGGTCGCGGGCAGTTTGGCGGCGTCGTAGTTAGCGGAAAGGAACATCGAGAAGGCGTTCGTTCATAGGTTGGGAGCCCGTCTAAAACGGGCTCCCGTTTTAAAAGGATTTTATGAACGGCAGTGGCGGCAACCCCATCACCAACATCGTTTCGAGCGTGATGCAGTGGCTCGAACATCCTTTTACTCAGGAAGGCTCGGCCTTCAACTGGTGGCTGTTCGTGGGCTTGCTAATCGTGATCGGCTGGTCCTGGAACATCATCCTGATGCATCTCACGGACGATTTGTAAGTCTCTGACTCTTTTGGAGACGGTGCCGTCACCGGCACCAGAAAGGTTGGAAACCTTGAAAACTTGGCACCATTGGGTACTCGCGGTAATCGTGGGCTACATCATCGGCTACTATTTTCGCGGCGTAGGCAACATGACCCTCGGCAAATTAATGCCCGCCGGCAGCGCCATGGGCGCCGGCCCGTTCGGATGAGTCAAACCAGTATCATCGCCGGCGCGCTGGTCATCGCCTACATCGTCTACATAACGGTGAAGAGCGAATTGCCGGCCTATCTCGCCATGCTGGGCATCGGAGGGTCGACCGCGTCCACTCCCTCCGGTTGCACGGTGGGATCGGCGCCGGCAACGCCGCCCACCACACCTCCCGTTACAACGGGCGGTCCCAATCCTCAGACCCAATCCCAGGTGTAACACTATGGCCTTCGCTCTACTCCTCGTCGGCCTGGTGATGATCGTAGCGGCCGTGCGCAACACGCAAGACCAACTGGTGTGTTTGATCAAAGGCGACTTCACTACTTCCGGCTCCAACACCGGTAATTTCCTCTATTGGGTGGTCGCGCTCCTCATCATCGGCGCCGTTGGCTATGTCGACAAACTCAAGCCCATTAGCGATGCTTTCCTTTTGATGATCATCCTCGCTCTATTCTTGGCCTCCGGCGATCCCACCAAAGTCACCGGCGGTGGCTTCTTCAAACAATTTTCCAGCGCCATCGGCAATTTGGGCGGCGGCACAACTGGGGCCAGCGGGGTCACCGGCTCATGGTAAACATCGGCAAAGCCGGCGATACATTAATCGGCATCATTCTCGCCGTGATCGGTGTTGCCATCCTCGCCGTGATCGTCTCTCAGAAATCGGACACCGCGCAGGTGCTCAAGGATGCCGGCGGCGCCTTCGCGGGCATCTTGAAATCCGCCTTCGGCTCGGTACAAGGATGACCCATGTCGAATGAACTAACCGGCTCCATCGTCTCCGTCTTGATGGCGATTATAGGCGTCGCCGTGATCGCCGTTCTCATCAGTCCTAAAGCCCAAACCGGTCCCGTCCTCACCGCCGGCGCCGGCGCCTTCTCCCAAATATTAGCGGCCGCCCTTACGCCGGTTACCGGATAAAGAAAGGAACACAATGTCTGATTCACTCGCAACCAGTATCGTCACCGTCTTAATGGGCATTATCGGCGTCGCTATCATCGCCGTGCTCGTTTCCGGCAAAGCCCAGACTTCCCAGGTCATCGGCGCCGGCGCGTCCGGCTTCTCCGGCGTCCTCAATTCGGCGCTTAGTCCCATCATCGGCGGAACCTTCACCGGTGGTGGTACCGGCGGATCGATGATCTAAGCTTATGGCGACGCATTCGCCCGCTTCCATACCCATACCGCCGGAGGCCTTCACCAGGCCTACGCCGGACGAGCTCTCCGCCAACCAGGCCTATTGGACCGGCTATCGCTCGGGCGTTAGCGAATCATCCATACTTCCCTCGCCGGCCGGCTCCAAAAATTACGAAACCTATCGCGGCTGGTGCGATGAATTCCTGTTGCCGGCGGACACCGGAGGCTTCCCCAACCATGAAGCCGTCGGCTACAACAACGCCATGATCGACGGACTTAATTGGTTGTGGATTAACGATCCGGCCAGTCCCCATAACGTGGTCGCTTAAACATGGAGAAAGAGACGATTGGCGCTATCGTGTCCGTACTCCTCGCCATCGTCGGTGTCGCCATCCTCGCCGAGCTCGTCTCGAATTCAGCCCAGACCGGCTCCGTTCTCACCGCCGGCGGTGGCGCCTTCACCCAAATGCTCTGCACGGCGCTATCGCCGTTAGGCATCAAATGCGGTTCGAATTTGAAAGAAGTAGTCACTTCCAAAGTCACTTTTTAAGGAGACTTATGCCGCTCGCCCTTAATACGCTGGTGCCGTTACCGGCTGAAAGTCAGGGGGAGTAGCCTGTGCCACTCACCAACCCCTTCACCCGCCGTCGCCACTCCCCCAACGCAGTAATGGCAGTCTCCTTCACCGATGTCCCCGGCCGCGCTAAAATCCCGCCACCCCAACCTGGACCGGGCCTCTCCTTCCAGGTCGCGCCGGCGCCCTTCTACGAATTTGTCCCAGGCGACCTGTTCGAACCCGGTACCGGCAACTGGGCGCTCCTGCCCACATTTGAAACGCCCATCAATACCACCTGGGGCCATGGTTTTCCCATCAACCAGCCCATCACCAGCCAGATCTGGGCGCACGTCCAGACCTTCTCCCAACCCACCGTCACTGAATTCTTCTTTAGAGGCATGCCGTCGAATCAGTTCCTGCTCGGCAATTCACTCCAGATGGATATCAACACCGGCAACGTCATGCCCAACCCCATCGACCCCTCATCCGGTATGCCGGCCCTTTCCCTCGACCAGACCGACACTACCGCCGGCCCCATCTTCGGCTACTCGGGCGATGATACCGGCAGTACAGCGCCTCTCAGTGGAGGCTACGCGGGATGAGCGCTATTTGGAATTGGATCAAATCGCACCCCTACATGTCCGCCGGCCTCGCCGCCGCCGTCATTCTCCTTATCTATCTCATGCGTCGCAATTCGGCGGCCGCCGCGTCCACCACTTCCGCCGCCTCCTCCGGCGTCGCCGGTACCGGCCTTTCCGAATCCGGCTATCTCACTTTGCAGGAGGCTAACCTGCAGGCTTCGCAAAACCTGCAAGCCGTCCAATTGCAAGCGGGCGTGCAGACCGGCGCCCAACAAACCGCGCTGCAAACCGCCCAATTCGCGGATGCCACCCAGTTGAGCGTCGCCCAACTCCAAGCGCAAGTCAGTTTGCAACAAATCCAATCGACCGCCTCATCCACCGACAACGCCACCAACGCCCAACTTCAGGCTGCCCTCGCCCAGACCAGCGCCGGCGTCCAGACCGCCGGGATCGGTGCCACTGAAGCCGTCGATATCGCCGGCCTCCAAACCCAAGTCCAACTCGCCCAGATCGCCGCCACCCAATCCGCCAACAACGTGATTGCCCAACTCGCCGGCGTCATCTCCGGCCATCCCGTCACCCTGGCGCCTCCCCCACCGGCCCCGCAAACCGTTACTGTTGTACCCACCGTGCCGGTCGCCCAACCGGCGCCTGGTACGTCTACCATTACCGCGCCTCAGCCCACCGTGGCCTCACCCATCCCCGCCACGGCCGGCGTAGGGGCCGCTCTCATCCCCTACAACAGCCTGACCACCGACCAGTGGGACCAACTCATCGCCCTCGAAACCAATCAACCCCTGGCCTCTATAACCGCCACGTACAGCGCCATGATTCCCGGCGGGACCATCACTCAGCTACAACAGACTGTCGGCGCCCATTCCACCGCCGGATCCGCCTATTCCATGTATCAGGCTGGCGCCCTCATCAACACCAACCCCGGCAGCCCCTATTCCTTTGCTTACGGCCCCGCTTATACACAAGCGTCATTTGTCGGCGGCGTAATCAACAACCCGTGGGCTCTCAACCAACCTATGGCCCCCACCGGCTCCCCCCATATCGTGAGTGCGCCGGTAGCGTCTTGATATGCAGAAATGGCTCTATCCGGCCGCCATCTTCGTAGTTGCGCTGCTCCTCTGCGGCTACATCTCCGGCCATTGCCGGCTCTGCGGAGGCGGCGCGTAACATGGCATTGAAACCACTCAAACCCCTGACACCGCTCCGCCCTATGTTTCTCAGCACGGGCAATCCCGGCTCCGGCGATCCCGGCTCGGGTACCGATCCCTTCGGCGGTACCGGCGGCCCCACCCTCTCTCAACCACCCTGGACCGGTGTGGGCTGCAATCCTTTCACCGATCCTAATTGCAACGCCACCCCCGGCAACCTCGCCGGCTGCGATCCGTCCCGCGATCCCACTTGCGGCGTCACCGGCCAGACCGGCGTCGCTGGCTCCGGCACCGCCGGCTCCGGCACCGCCGGCTCCGGCTGCACCCTCTGGAACCCCACCACCTGGACCGGCTGCATACTACGTTTCGTCATCCTGCTTCTGGGCATCATCGCCGTCATCGGAGGCATTTACTTATTGAAGCCGGCCATGATCGAAAAGCCCCTCGGCGTGGCCAAAAAGACCGCCGAAACCGCTGCGGCGGCCGCCGCCGTCGCGGCGTAACGCTATCAATACGGTTTTAGA